CGCTTTAGATCAAACTTGTTGATTTCTTTTGAATATGCAATTTGCATTTCGATCAAATCAACTTCTTTTTGTTTTTGCGCCGTCAATGCATCTTGATCTGCCTGCGCTTTGTTCCGTGCCTTGTCCATATCCCGTGCAGCCACGGCATCAATCTGCGCGATCTTGAGTGCATCACCCCGTGCCGCCACGGTTTCGTTTTGCTGTTTTTGCTTGATGGTCAAAACCTCACGCTCCAGGCCGAGCATGATCTGCGCGGATTGCGCTTCGTACTGATCCATATTGACGGATTGAATCTTGAGAGCGTTTTCTTTTCCAAGCAATATTGCCATCTGATCCATTTGCGACAAGATCGTGCTGTTTTCCGTTATTTCCTTGATGCGTTGCGCGCCCAGCAGTTTTTCTGAGTTTTGTGCTTTTTGATTGGCAGCTGCAACATCTGCTTGATATTGCGCATTAATAATGCCGCGCTCACGCTCGCTCAAATTGACTTTTACAAGCGCTGCAGTTTGTGCTGCTTTTGCTTTGGCAATTTCTGATTCCTGATTAATTTTGATTTGCGCAAGGTCAATCGAGTATTGATCTTGAGTCAACGCAGCAACCTTAAGGTTTGCTGAACGCTGGTCATATCCCATCATCTGCAATTGCAATTTGAGTTTTGCCGCCATTGCATCGGATTCACGCTTTGCGCTTGCCTCTGCCTCTTTTGCTGCATTGGCATCGGCAGAATTTAATTTTTCTTTTTCATCCCGCGCTTTAATCAACGCTTGCAAGCGTTGTTGCTCAATTTCGTTTTCTTCGATTGCCGCTTGTTTTTCTTCTTGCGTCAATTTAACGCCACGAAATGCTTGCCCTTTTTCGGGAGGATTCATTAACCGTTGTTTTGCTTCTTCGAGCGTTTTCAGTTGATCTTCCAGCGTTTCGCCGGATGAAAACACCTTGAGTGCCGTTACCAAAGCAATGATGGAACCAAGCGATACGATAACCGTGCCAAGACTTAAAGCCACCGCACCAGTAATGGCAGCACCGCCAGCAATCACAATCCACAATTCGCGCACCAAGCCAATCAGTTTTACCATGCTAGAAAGCACGGCAGCGCTGGCAATGGATACCAGCACTGCTTTGAATTTCTCGATGGTTACCAAACCCGTGCCCAGTAATGGCGAGACAAGATCAGCAAACGCGATCTTGAGCCGATCCATGCTGGTTTTTAGGTTGTCGGAAACTTCGCCAAATTTCTTGATGCTTTCAGCGTATTTTGAAAACCCTTTATCAGATTTAGCAACCTTGTCAGACAGTTCATTAAAATCCAACCCAATACCACCGCGACCGATAACTTCTCTGATCGCTTTAACCTGCTGCACCTTATCGCCAATCTGAGCAATTCCCTGCACAACCCGATTGATTGCTTCTTCAGGCTTGATCGTTCTCAATTCTTCAAACGTGATGCCCAGTTTTTCCATCTGAGCAATTGCGGTTTCATTGCCCATCCTGGCGTCTTCAATCTTGCCAAACATGGACGATATAACCTTGCTGGCATTTTCTGCGCTGCCGCCTGAAGTTTGGATAGCATCACGAAATTGCAACGTTTTCTCAATGGACAGATCAAACGCTTGCGAAAGGTCTTTAACCTCATTGCTAAACGCAAGCGTGCTGCTCATCAATTCAGTCAGGCCGATAGCCGAAACACTGAATGCACCGCCCAGCAGTTTGAATTGCGAATAGAGTTGCTTGACGTTTCCAGTCAGATCGTCAAACGATTTCTGAAGGTCTTTGGCTTGCTGCTTTGCTTTTGCAGTTGCCGAATCCCATTCAACCGTGACCAGGCCCAGCTTGACTGAAAGTGATCCGATAACTGCCATGATTATTTCCCCGCAGCAAATTTCTCAATTGCAGACCATACATAGGTCGCAAGTTTTGATTGTACTTTGTCGAGATTGTCCGTCAGCGAAACGCGCATGAACGGGTGCGCTGGCGTTCTGGCGTTTCCGAATTCCTGCGATACAGGCACCGGGCGTTTGTCGTAAGCCACTGTTTTAAACTTGCCGTTTTTGTTTAGCACGGTTTTGAATTTTGTATCGTCGCGGATGGTGCTAACCGTTACCCGTGCCATCATCATCTCGCCCATGTAGCTGCTGCTGGCTTTATCCCGTGATGTTGGCTTGTGCGCCTTACTGTAGATGTGCGCCTCCATCTGCCCGGTGTCACGCGGTGCCCGTGACTGCGCTTCCTGTTTGACGGGTTCGATGGCGTCTTTCATGGCCTTGCGCCAGATAGCATCTGTCTTGCCCTTGCCGACTTCTTCGGCCAGCGCATCCATCCGTTCAAAGAGTTCTTTGAACCCCGTGACCTGCGATTCACCCGCCATTTTTGAATCGCTCCATGCTAAATCCAGGCGCTTGACTAATAAATGCAAGCAGCGACTGGCTCACGGTGTCGGTAGGCACCTGGTCAGGGTTTTCGGCGTATTCGTTGATCCACGGGAATATCTGGCTGGATCGATACGCGGATGCGCCAGACGGGCGCATATAGTTGAATAGCGCGGTCGTGACGGGCGTCAGCGCATCAAATATGGCTTTATTGCCCAGCATCCCGTCAGCGTACATAACCTGGATATCCGCGAATAGTTCTTCGTCAAGAGAATCAACATAATCCTCTCGGTGCCCGTTAAAAACCATCGCCGCGACAACCTGCGCTCGAAGAGAGCGTCTTAGTTTTTTTTTGTGCTTTTGTAGTCAGGCTTGATCGTGTCTTCGATGGTCTGCACAATGTCTTTGATGATCGAATCGGGAAACTCTGCCGATATCTCATCAAATGATTCAGTAATCTCTTCACCCGTTTCTGTTTGCAGCAGATGAAAATACCGCTCGACCTTAATCTCCCACATGGCAGAAAGCATAGCCACCTGGCGCACGGAATTACCATCGATGATTACGTCATCATCTTTGATAATCACGCTTTGCTTTTCGCTATTGAGCGCAGCCAGGAATTCATCGCCGCTATCGGCAATGAGTTTACGCATTGGTTCAGCGAGCCGAGTGTAGATCGCATCAATGCGCTCTTTCGGTGGCGAGGCAATTGCCTCAGTCATTTCTTCCATCTCACGCTTGACGGGCAAGCGCAATTTGAGAGCAAATTCAGAATCGCCTAGAGGCAAAGCGATTGTGCGGAGCTTTGCGCGGTTGCTGTCGTAACCTGCGCCGAATTTACTGGCTATTGTCATTTTGTGGCCTAATCATCTTTTGGTGTATTTTATTATTGAGGTCGATTACATAATCAACCACCTCCTCAGCGGTCATGGTGTCTGCATGATTCGCTGCAATCTCATAAGCAAGCGCAATGCCTGCTAGCCGCTGCTGATGAAAGCCGAACCAGTTTTTAATGCCCGAGTTTGACTGAGCAATCAGAAACGCTAGCAGATCACTGCTGCTCTGGATCTGTGTCGTTTGCATTGTTGATCGTGGCTTGTGGTGTCGGGTTGTATTTTGCCAAGCATTTGAGCGCAACCATCTCGGCCGAATCCTCATCGGCAATGGTCATCATGTCTGCCACCTCTGCTGCATCCACCGGCAGACCCCGAGCGATTAGATCAAGGTCTGCCTGCGCCGAGGTCAGCATTGCGACTGCCTCATCGAGCGTCATTAGGTGTTGCTCCAGCCGTACTGATTGCCGCGAGGATGCAGAGTAAATACGCATTTAGCCTCAGCACCAGGTTGTGCATCAATTTTAAACTCGCTGGCTCGAGCATTGAATGCGTATGCAATGGTCGTTGAGCCGCTCACGCTCGCAATTGCGTAGGTGCGCTCAACCGTGCCGCTGTACGCATCGCCCCGAATCAGCAGGAGTGCTGCATCGGACGGGTTCCAAGGTGCGGTAATCGTCAGCGAGGTCGGCGCTGCCTGGGTCGGAATCTTGTCCGATTGACGCGAGCCAGCCACGCCGAACGATGCTACCGCATCGTCCTGCCCGTAGGCCGGGACTGCCTCGACGTTAAGCGCAATGCCAGCAGCGCCCGTGCCGTTGGCTACCGTCCCGACAATCGTGGCGACTTGAGCCGTCCAGACGGACAGATTAGCGGTCGAAAGCGCGGTCGGCGTTGAACTGGTTTGCATCCAGAGCGAGGCACTAAAGCCAGGCAGAATGGTATTTGGTGCAGCCATTTTCTATTCCCCTTAATTAAGCGGTGTTAGTCCAACCGTACAGGTTGCCACGCGGATGGATTGTGAATACCGCTTTAGCTTCCGCGCCGGGTTGTGCGTCGATTTTAAACTCGCCCACGCGCCCGTTAAAAGCGTAGTAGATCGTTCCCGTGCCGTCAGTAGCACTGATGATGTATGTACGCTCGGTGATGCCACTGTATGCGTCTGTACGCACCTGCGTGATGACGGTATCGGACGGGTTCCACGCTGCGGTCACCGTCAGCGAGGTTGGCGCGGCTTGCGACGGAATCTTGTCCGACTGCCGCGAACCGGCAACGGTAAATGATGCGACCGCATCATCTTGCCCGAATGCTGGCACCGCTTCGACGTTGAGCAGGTTGCCAGAGATCGCAATTGCCGTGATGCTGGCAAGCGTGGTCAGCTGCGCTGCGGTCAATGCAGTGGGTGACGCACCAGGCTGGGCGTACATCGCCGCGCTAAAGCCTGGCAGAATTTTACTTGGGAGAGGCATGATTAGTCCCTGGTTACGATTTCGAGAATTTTATGTTGGGATATCGATTGTGCAGTCAAGGAAAATCTGATGCAACCCGAGTGTGTTGTCGTATGAATTATAAAGCCACATCACATCCGCTTTCGAGATTTGAAACCCGCTGGCCCCACCAAACAGGCCCGAGTACCCGTGCAGGGATTGCAGGATTGTATTAGCCAGCCCAAATGCCGTATTCATAACCTGAGAAAAGATACTGATCTGAAAGATCGGCCGATCAATGCCTTTGTTGTTCTGGTTCTGTCCCGTGTAGACGGGCTGATGCACATTCCGCAATTGCCAAGTCAGGAAGGTTGGTTCCGTTGCCCAGTTGCGGTTAAAGTTGGCGTAAACGGGCACAGGCGTGACAATATTTATCAGTTGGTACTGGATCGCATTCGCGTACTGGACTGGATTCTGTTGCGTAGCCATCAGACGGGCGACACCGGGTCATTGCGATAACAAATAAAAGTAACGCTCATCCGATCATTGGATTCGCGTACATCCGTTATTCTCCAATCAAAAGTGCGCCAGTTGATGCTGTACAGATTCTGATTGTCCACCATTTCTTTGACGTTGGGCGTGTAATTAAGCGTGAATTTTACAAGGTCTTGATACACCCGATAACGCTCTGAAATCTGCAAACTGTTTGCTACATCCGCAACCAGCGCCCTGGTTGTAAACCACGGTGTGATCGTTGTCGTGTACTCGCCAATTGCATTGACAGAATTTGTCACATGGCAAACGCCTATATTCTCATAGCGCTTGATTGCCACTACATCACCAGCGGCTTATACGGTCGCAGCAACGCATCCACACCGAACGGAATATTCTTCAGCCCCGTTTCGGTTGAGTTGCTGCGGTTGTTGTAAAGGTGCGTTAACAGCAGCAATCCCGCTTGCTGGATTACCGGGTACTGAGCAATTGGGTTAGCGTTGACGGTATAGATCACTTGGATCGGGTTCGCAACAAGCTGGCTGAGTGTCTGCGGCAGTTGGCTTACGACAACACGGTTGCCGGTCGGATCGTAAAAGTACCCGCTTGATGCAAGCGTGGTCAGCGTGGCCGGAAACGCATCCGCATAGTATTTTAGCGAATTAACCGTGATGCCCGCGCTGGTCGCGGTCGTTTCGGGCAGATCGAGATAAAGCGCGGTGTTGTAAAGGCCAGGATTGCCGTAATAGACCAGATACTGAGTTGAGAAAATCGAATAGCCGAGATAATCCTCAATCGCCATCCGAGTCGCAAGTTCCAGCCCCGTGAGGTATGTATCCTGGCTTTCGTCACCGAACAAATTTAACTGTTGCGTGATCTGATCGAGCGTGAGCCACGCGGTAGACGCATCTCGAGCAACCTGCGTGAAACTCGCATAGTTGAACGGGTTTCTGTCGGTCGAGTAAAACTGCGCCAGCGTCTGATTTTCGGTCGCCATTAATTACGTCCCGAGGACTACGCCCGCGAAAGGATCGCGCACCGTCGAGACAACGCGCTTTTCGGCATAGAGCGACACAAAGCCAGGCGCATATTGATCGTTGCGTTGGATGACCATTTGTTCAGTGTCGCCAATGGTCGTAAACCGAGGCCAGTTTGCCAAGTAAATAAATCGAGTACCCACCGCAGCAGATGCAGTCAGCGTATCCATTGCCGAATTGGTAATGATCGGCCAACCGTACAAAAATTGCTGGGCAACCCCGTTGACCACGCCTGCATCAATAAACACGGGCATTCCGTTCGTGTCTTTCAAAAATCGCAGCGAGCGCAGCGTAGTCGGGTGCATCATCCACGCAGTGCCTGGCAGATGCCAGTACATGGGAGGCAGCGCACCCATCAGCGAGGTGATATCCGCAAACGTCAACACTGATCCCGTAGGCGATACGCTCAGGATCGTGTGCACCCCGTTTGTGATCGCATTACCGCTCGTGCCGAACGCCGCAGCGCTGGTGCTGACAGAATAGGTCAGGAGGCCACGCAGGCCGGAGGTGCCGCCCGTGCTGGTAGTTGTGGTGCCCGACTGGTCGTTGTTCTGCACCATCGAGGCATTTTCCTGCTGCGCGAATTCGTCAGCCAGGTCTTGCACAATCGTTGGATCAAGCGCGTTAATATCCGACATGACTGCGGTACGCACCGGCAATTGTGCCGTAATCGCTCGCACGGGTAGCTGCCACACGGTAGTTGCCGTGCCAGGTGTGCCGGTGTTGTACTGTACCGGGTAGCCCCAGGGGTTCGTTTGATAAGTCGCATTGCCAGTTTTGGCGACGAATGCCGCGTCCGATCCCATCACAGGAATCACGCGCCCGTACTGCCGCATGGGGTTTGCCTGACGCATCGCCGCGAACGCATCATCATAAACAACATTACCGCCGACCCCGGAGCCGGAACCCGTCAGGGTTGACGCCTCGTAAAGGTTGACTTTTGCCTCGCCCTTGATGAGCGCGGTTTTTACTGCCTCATAAATCAGATTCATAGCTCGCCCATCATTAAATTAAAAAAAAGGGAGGGAGATTATCCCTCCCCCTTTTAATTACGTCGCAGTGCCGGTCGAACGATACCGGATGATCGCATTCGGGTCGATCACCGAGGTGGCAAGCCGCTTTTCGCCATAAAACGTGATATAGCCAGGCAGCGTCTGGTCGTAGCGCCGCATGACCATATTGAGCCGATCCACGATCCCGTGCCCACGCTGCCAGTCGCCGAAATACATCGGATAGAGCGAGGTGGTGCCTGCCGAGCCGGTGCTGGCTTGGCTGGGGTTGTTGAGGTACTTGTTGACGATCACATCGAACCCAAGCAGTGAGCCGACAATCCCGTCATCCCGCGCCAGCCCGTCAACGTAAATCGGACGCCCGTTGGTATCAACCAGCCCGCGAATGCCTTGCAGCAGGATCGGGTTGATCATAAACGCAGCCGAGGTTGTCCAATACTGCTGCGGCAGCGAGTAAATAAAGTTGATTACGTCTTTATAAACAATCGCATTTGCGCCGACCGTGTTAACGTTACTGGTCAGTTGGTCATACGTCGCAAGGCTATGCAAGCCGCTGCTGCTACCTGTGCCGCTGGTGCCGAATGCTGCCGCCGAAATCGTGCCGCCCGTGTAGCTGCTATTTGCGCCAGGGTACTGATTCAACCCGCGAAGACCGTTTGTGCCGCCATAGGTATTTGGCGAGTCGGTTTGATCCGAGTTGAGGATCATCGACTGCGCTTCCACCTGGCTAAATTCGGCCAGCATATCCGAGACTACGTTGCTTTCCAGCCCGTCGATATCATCGAGCGCCGCAGTGCGGATCGGAAATTGCACGTTCAAATCTTGCAGGGTCAGTTGCCAGATATTCGTTGCTTCGGTGGTGGCCGAACCGTTGTTCTGGATCGCGTAGCCCCAGGTAGCGCCCGCGTTGCCGACTTTTGCGCGGAACTGATAGGTCGCGCCATCAGTCGCATTGGTACGCGACAGGCCACGCATCGGATTCATCAAACGCAACGCGACGAACACCGGATCGTAAGCCGTGCGACCACCGACACCAGCACCGCTACCCGTGAGCGCCGAGGCTTCAGTCAGGAACGCCGCATATTGCGCCTCATCTTCGAAAAGCCGCACTTCCTTTTCGACGCGGTTGTTTGACTTGACGAATTCTGACAGTTGCGAGCGCACCATCCGATTAACTTCCTGCCGCAGGCTTTTTGCCGGAGCGCGGATGATTGCTGGGGTCTGCACTTCTGCAATCTTTGCTTCAAGCGCAGCGATTTTCTCGCTCATCTCAGTGCGAACGGCATCGGTCGCTTCCGTGACTTTTGCCATACTCGCCGCTTCAATAGCGTCCAGTTTTTCGGTGATTTTTTCGAGCATGATTATTCCTAGATTCGATTATTGAGGAGTTGCATCAATTCCCGCGCTTCAAGCGCTGCGAGAATTTCTGCTTCGACCACCGCATCAGCATCCCGCTGGGTAGGGGCATTCTCAGGCGTTCCCCGTGCATCCCGCACCAGGTATTCCTTGAGACTACTAGACGCGGTGGCCGCATCCTTTCTTGAGATTCCAGCGTCCCGCAGGATTCTCTCGATTTTCCTTTCTGTCAGGCCCGACTGAAATTCCAGTTTATGAATTTCGGCACTTGGGTTGTTTGGGTACATAACAACAGAGACTTCACGCAAACCACCTTTCGTGATTTGAAAATATCCCTCGTCAGAATCGCCGTCATCATCCTCAGCCATCGGCATCCCGTCCTCATCAACATAACGCGCTTCATCCGCGTATGCGCCAACGGAAACCCCGCCAAACATACCGGGCGATTCTTTGAGGATTTCGTAGAGGTCTGAGCCACCCACCGTGTTGGTATAGAGCTTGCCTTTGGCGGTCATGCCCTCTTTGTCGAAGGCGAATTCCTGCCATTCGCCCACGGGCATTCCGAGATCGTTGTGATTCAGGAACATGGGCAAAGGCTTATTTGCCTTTGAAAACTCATCGGCCCATTGTGCAAAACCTTCGGGCTGGTAATTAAACCTGCGCCCGTCTGCGCCCTCGCGTGGCCCCCAGGTGGTTACCCGTGCCTCGATGCACCCAGGCTGGCCTGCTGCTTCATCTGCGTTTTGCCCGAGACTGACCTTTGCCTCGCAAATCAGATGGTATGTCTTCATTGATAACCCCGAGCGGAATTGACTGGTCGATATCTTTTATCTTAGGCGGTCTGCCGCGTTTTTTCTTGTCGGGTATCGCCACGCTAGGCAATTTTACTTGTTTTGTCAAGCTGGCAATATACCACCATTGTACATGGTTCATGTTTTACCGATATTCATGCGTGATTTCTGATTACCTCCACCGCCCCCGGTGTCTTGCGGGCTGGAGCCTGGTAGCGGTGCCTGTGCAGACCCGCCAGCGCCCAGCTGGTCGCCCCCGTCCATCTTTTCGACGTTAAGGTATTCCCGTGCTTCGTTGGGCGTCAGAATCCCGCCGCTTACGCCTGCGGTGGCAAAGTTCATTTGAGACAACGCATCGCCCTTCAAAAAGTCTTTTGTATCAAAGCGGATCGACAGATTAGGGTAGCCATTCAGCAGGTGCTGCTTCAGTTTTTGCTCAAGCGAAATTACCATTGGGTACATGGTGGTTTTGTAGAATTCATCGAGCATGGTTTGCGTGTTGTTGTATTTCTGATCGGCAATTCCGATCATCGCCGGAGGCACACCGAATAGCCCGCAGATGCGCTTCATGGTCTGATTTTTGAGCCGCTCTGCATCTGCGTCCTGAAGCGTAAGCATATTGACGGGCATATATTTCATGCCCTGGTCGAGCAGCATTCCCTGACCAGGCTTGCTAGGATCAACTGCCCGTGATCCCGTCATTGCCGTCCACGCCTCTTTCAACCGCGCTGCAATTTCCTTGTACTTTGCATCCGGGATCACCTGATCGGTCGTAAATATGCCGGACGGTTTTGCCCCGTTCTGCATGACAAAATTTGCATATAAATCAATATCTTGATCAAGCGCGACAAGTTCCGTCGCCAGGATCGCCTTGTTAAAACCGCTCGAACCTTGCCACGCCGCCTCCTTGACGTGCATGACCTGGTGCGCGGCAATCGGTTGATCTTTCGAAAACCCATAGCACGGTGTTGAGAGTCGATAGGACGGGTACCGGAGCGGTGTCAGGATTACCGTGATCAGCGTTGAGTCGAGGTTGTACATCTCGGTTGGCGTCTGCGCTGCATCCTTTTGGTCTTTACGCCACCAGAGCGTAAATGTCTCACCCGCAAGGTCGTACCACATACTCCACTGATACCAAAACTCGTATTGCGACTGGAAATTGTTGGGCGTTTGCATCAGCGAAACAATCTGTTTTGCCTTTGCTTTGTCCCGTGTGCCCACTTTATCCGATTTAAGCGCATCGACAAAAGTGCCGTCATCCGCTTTATACATAACGTGCACGGGCAGTTGTGCAAGCGCCCGCGCTTTAACCCCCACGCATCCCATGATCGTGCTATTGCGCGTCAGGAGCGAAATATCGACCGTGCGCCCTGCAACCGTAGCGCTGGATGTCGTTACATAGAGCAGTTGCGAGGATGTCGGCGCTTTTGGATTTGCCGTCGCAAAAAGCACCTGGTTGCCGAGTTGCAGTTGGCCCAGCACCGTATTGGCTTCGTTGGTGCTCTTTTTACGCTTGAAAATATCCAAAATCGCCATGTCAGCCCCCGAAAGTATGACGATAATATCTTAAAACGTGCGAAAACCCCATGAGGTGCTGGCAACCGGGTTATCGAGCGAGCAGTGCATGGCGATAATCATCGCAATAATCCCGTCCACTTTCGCCGCTTTGTCCGCTTCGTTTTTTCTCACCTTGATGTTGCCGTTTACGTCTTCGTAGACCTCGCAGTTGCCCAGCTGCCAGGCGACAAACGGATTGCCATCGTGCTTGATCTGCTGGCCGAGGATCAACCGCTCGACCTGCTTTGACGGGTTGTTCATCACCGCCATGCCCTGCCCGACTTTTTTAATCGGCAACCCCGCTTCGTGCAACCGGGCTACCAGGCTGGCAGCGTTGTAAGCGTCATAGCCAATCTCGCGTAGCGTCTGGTACTTTTCGGCCTGGCGCTGGATATACGCCGAAACCTCGCGGTCGTCCATCACGTTGCCCTCGGTCAGTTTGAGAATGCCCGATTTGACGGCTAGCCTGAAAATGTCCAGGTAGTGTTTGGGAATGTGCGACAGACCTTCTTCGGGCAGAAAAAACTGGAATTCCGCTTCGTAATCGTCATCCGCAAAACGCTTTAGCGTACAAACCGCATTCAAATCTCGAGTTGCGGCAAGGTCGAAGCCGATAAACACCGCTTCGGGTTCCCGTTCGCTTGGTTCTGCCTTTGCCTTTTCCCACAATGTGCGATCAATCCACGCCGAATTTGCCGAGACATAAATATTCAGCGTTTTGCAAAGAAATTCGTTGAGGCTGGCCGGTTTGTGCTTTGCTTCTTCTGCCCGCTGCGCAATCGATTCTTCGAATACGCTGATCCCGTGCATTGGGTTTGCTTTTGCCCAGGTGGTCGGATCGTTCCAATCGTCCTGCGGATCAAGTGCGTAGAGCAGGCCGAACCAGCGCGGATTGTCTGTCGCCTCGCCGCGCAGGATCGCCTGAAGCATGGTGAGGTCTTCATAAAATTTCGTTTCTTTTGTAAATGATGCGGTGGTGATGTAGATGCGAAGCGGGTTTTGCCTTGCAACCATGCCCGAGTGCAGCACCTCGATGCTATTGCGATCCACGATCTGCGCCGCCTCATCGACGATCACGCATGATGGGTTTTTCCCGTCCCCTGATTTCTTCGTGTCGCGGCTAAGTGCTTTAAACATTGACTGCGAATCGCCCTGCTTTTTAATCTCGTATTTCGAGACATGAAAAAGCGAGGCTAGATCGCTGGACATATTTTCAATAAAACCTTTCGCAGCATCGAAAACAATCGTTGCCTGCTCGCGGTTGGTTGCCAGCGTGAAAACTTCCGCGCCCGATTCGCCGCAGATCAATTCGTACAACGCCAGCACCGCAGTCAGCGTTGATTTACCTGCCTTGCGCGGAATGTAAACAATTACATCCCGCACCATGCGAACGTCCGGGTTCTTTTTGGATCGAAACCCGTACACCGCGCAAATCAAGAATATCTGAAAAGGCTCCAGCACAACGAGCTGGCCCGCCATGTGCCCCTTTGTGTGCTTCAGTTCTGCCGCAAAATCCAAAACGTGCTGCGGATAGTCTGAATCGAATATCCATTCCCATGCCTGATTTTCGTAGGCGTTAATAAACCGCTGCGCTGCCAGGCGCACATCCTGGCAGACGTTAATCTCGCCCTTGCTGACTTGGATGGCGTACAAGACGCCCGTCTGCCAGTTCATCCTTTTGGCCCTGCTTTAAACCGTTTGGCTGGTGTGTCCTGCGCTTTCTGAACTGCGAGCCGCGCCCTGGGCGTTAGGCCCAGTTCGCCCATCAGTTGCACAATCGTCTTGACGGTGTTGAGCCGGATCTGAACATACGGATTCGTGCCAACGGTTGCATTGCTGTTATGAGCCATTAGCTGGCCCTGTTCGCGGATGTTTTTGCAGCAGTCAACATACGCCTCGATCTGATCGGCCAGCATTGCCAGGATGTGCTTGTCCTGATCTGTCCCGATCCCGTAAACCTCGAAAAGAAAATCAGAGGTTTCTTTCACGAATTTCTTTCGGTTCCATTTGTCCGGATTGTCCAGCCAATCCGCTCGCGGTACGCGACCCTTTAATTCTTCTGGAATCGCCGGTTTATTGGTTGTGTTTCTGGTTCCGTCGATCAGATGCAGTTCTACTGGCTTGCGGTTCATATGCCTTCGACCTTAGAAATTGATTTGCGCG